CACAACTCCAAATTACTTTGATAATAACGGCAACGCTAAAGCATCCCTTACAGGTTCTTTACCAGCAGCATCGTCTGGAAGTTTTGGTGGAGCAGTAGGAACACCATTCGAAGGTGCAGCAGCAGCTAATTTTTATCAAAATATTAACAGTACCAATACTCAAGGACTTGAAGCAGATAATTACACTACTGCATTAGCTTTACTAGGTAATAAAGATGAGTATGCTTACAATACAATGGTAGTACCGGGATTGTATAACACAGCTTATGCAAGCACCTTAACTACTATGATTAACACAGCTCAGGATAGACAAGATCATATTCTTGTTATAGACCCAGTAGCTTATGGAGCATCAGTAACTTCAGCAACATCAGAAGCGTCAAGTAGAAATACTTCATACGCTACAATGTACTGGCCTTGGATTCAAACACCAGATCCATATTCTGGAAATAATGTTTGGGTACCAGCTTCTACTTTAGTACCCGCAGTCTATGCTTATAATGACAGTACTTCTGAAACTTGGTTCGCACCTGCTGGATTTAACAGAGGAGCATTAGCAACTGCAGTTCAAGCAGAAAGAAAACTAACTCAAGGACAGAGAGATGATCTTTACACAGGTAAAATTAATCCAATTGCTTCTTTCCCAAATACAGGGTTAGTAGTATTTGGACAAAAAACTTTACAGACTAGAGCTTCTGCTTTAGATAGAGTAAACGTTAGAAGATTATTAATCACATTAAAAGCTTATATTTCTGATGTTTCTAGAAACTTATTATTTGAACAGAATACATTAGCAACTAGAAATCAATTCTTAAGCCAGGTTAATCCTTACTTAGAATCAGTACAACAGAGACAGGGACTTTACGCTTTCAAGGTAATAATGGATGATTAAAATAACACAGCAGATGTAATTGATAGAAATCAATTAGTAGGTCAGATTTACTTACAACCTACTAAGACTGCAGAATTTATCTACTTAGACTTCAACATTTTACCAACAGGAGCTACATTCCCAGGATAATTAATTTAAACGAAGATATTTATAATAGATTAAAAGAATAAAAACATGGCAGTATTAGATCCAAACGAAATATTTTTCACCGCCTTTGAACCCAAACAGAAAAATCGATTTATAATGTATGTGGATGGAATTCCTTCATACTTTATCAAAGGAGTAGGTTCGGTAGTGATAGAATCAGAAGATATAACTTTGAACCATATTAACGTTCAACGTAAAATTAAAGGTAGAAGTACTTGGTCAGATCTCGATATGACTTTATTTGATCCAATTACACCTTCCGGAGCACAAGCAGTAATGGAATGGGTTCGTCTAGGACACGAATCAGTAACAGGTAGAGACGGATATTCCGACTTCTATAAGAAAGACGTAACCATTGATGTTTTAGGACCTGTAGGGGATATTGTTTCTGAGTGGGTGCTTAAAGGTGCTTATGCTAAAACAGCTACTTTCTCTGACTTAAGTTGGGATGAAGGTGCTGCCCATCAAGAAATTACAGTAAGTCTAAGATTTGACTACGCTGTATTGAACTTCTAATCTAATTAACGGATCTATAAGAGCCCTCCTATTTATTAGAGAGGGCTTTTTTATTTATGAAACTCTTAGCTATATTAAAAGAAGTAATAATGACCCCGGCATTAACTGCCCAAGTCTACAAGCTTGAAGATGAAGGTTGGAGGCGTATAGGTCAAGGAGACTGGGGAATCGTCTTAGAAAAAGGAGAAGACGTTAAAAAAATAACCACAGACTCTTTAGAGATTGAGCATGCAGAAAAACTACTAGGACATACGTCTTCTCACATTATCCCTATCCTAGGTTTAGAAAAGGTCTCTGATAAGCTAGCAATCATAGATATGCCTAATGCAATGGAGATTGGAAACGATGAGAAAGACTTGATAAAAGATGCTAAACCAGCAGCTGAAGCTTATATTATAGACGGAGAAGAAGATGCTCTAAATAATATACCAGACTCTTTAAAAGATTTAGTAGTAGACATAAGACAGGCATTTATTAAAGCCGGAATTGAGACTGATGAAATAGACTGGTCTCCATATAACGTAATGAAATACAAAGGAAATTACGTTTTAGTTGACGTATAAAGTATTTTTGTATATATTTATAATAGAACAGTTATAACAAAGAAAATCTATGTCAGAATTTAAAATGCCGACAGAGGTCATTGACCTTCCATCAAAAGGGTTATTATACCCAGAAGACAGTCCATTAGCATCCGGTCAAATTGAAATCAAATACATGACCGCAAAAGAAGAGGACATTCTAACTAACCAAGCCTACATCAAAAAAGGAACTGTAGTAGATAAACTACTACAATCTTTGATCATAAGTAAAATTAACTACGATGATCTTTTAGTAGGAGATAAAAATGCAATCTTAGTTGCTTGCCGTATTTTAGGTTACGGAAAAGATTATGAATTTGAATATGATGGTGAAAGACAGTCTATAGATTTAAGTATAGTCGAAAATAAACCTTTCGATGAATCTTTGATTACTAAAGGAGTTAATGAATTTAAATATACACTACCGCACTCTCAAAATGAAATTACTTTCAAAATCCTTACAGGAGCCGATGAAAGAAAGATCGAGAGGGAATTAGAAGGTCTTAAGAAAATCTCAAAAGAGACCGCCCCAGAGTTAACAACTAGACTAAAGCACATCATTACCTCAGTTAACGGAAGTACAGAAAGTAAAGATATTAGATCTTTTGTTGATAATGCTATGCTAGCTAGAGACTCTAGAGCTCTAAGAGAGTATATGAGACAGATACAACCAGATGTTGACATGACTTTCATCCCAGAAGGAGGGGATAACCCCGTAACAATCCCAATCGGGGCCAGCTTTCTTTACCCTGACATCGACTGACGCAGCTCAGTACCGTCACGGACTATTTAAACAGATTCATGAAATAGTCTTCTTTGGAAAAGGAGGATACGACTGGCATACAGTCTATAATATGCCTATGTGGTTAAGAAAGTTTACCTTAGCCCAGATGTCCGACTATTATGAAGAAGAAGCAGCAGCTGCAAAAAAAGCAGGAGCTAAAACTACCAGCCGCGGTAGAACAAAATCTCAGACTACTGTTGATTTCGCAAATCCAAATAAGGACGACCTTCCTGATCATCCAGGCTTTCAGAAACGGTCTAAGTAAATATTTATAATAGACTAGGTATCTTTATGACTCAGGAAGACGCAAACCAGGAAAATTTAAACATAGCTCAAGCTTACACAGAGACTATAAAAGAACTCGCTGGTATCAAGAGCAGAGTTACTGAAGCTGATAAATATCAGGTAAAGCTAGCTAAGGACATGGCTAAGGCTTTAGAGAATCAAAACTCTAGCCTCTCTGTAGGAAAAAATCTGGCCGATGATATTCGGAAGAAGCAAAAAAGTATTGAAAAAAACCAAAACTTAATTAATAAAGCCCGAGCCTCTGCTAACATCCTTGCTAAGGGTTTAGTAGGTAAAGATAAGGATACTTACGATGCTGCTAAAAAAGCTTTAACTAATTTAGAGATACTGAACAAAACCCGGGAAGAGATGTTGGAAATTGCATCTAAGACTGGACATCTAGATCAAAAAGCACTAAAAGCAATAGATGACCGAGCAGCTAAAGAAGAGGAAAATCTAGCAACAGCAAATGAAAGCTTATCTACTGCAGCAAAAATGGCTATGAACCAGGAGGGCATAGCTAATACATTAGAAGAGCAAAACAAAGAACGCCAAAAAGAAGCAGCCACTCTTGCCCAGATTGAAAACTCAATGGGCGGTATCCGTAAAGCTTCTCAAGCTCTAGGTCAGCTACCTGTTGTTGGAAGTCTTTTCACAGACTCTTTAGCAGCAGCTGAAGCACAAATTCAAAAGATAGTCGAAGAAGGAGGAGAAGTCCCTAGTAAGTTTGAAGCTGCTAAAATGCAGTTAAATGCTATGTCAGGCATTGCACTAAAATCCGGTTTAGCGTTTATGGCCAAACATGCTTTGGAGGTTGACAAATCGATGAACAACATCCAGCGTTCTACTGGAATGACCGAAATGCAGGTCACCGGTCTTAACTACGAACTT